TGCGGGGTAAGCGCACAGCAACCAATAAGGCCAAAAAATGAAGGGCTTGTACGCCAACATCAATGCCAAACAAGACCGCATCAAGGCTCAAAAGGCTGCGGGTGTAAAGCCCGAGCGCATGAGAAAAGTCGGTAGTAAGGGTGCGCCCACTGCGGCTGCATTCAAGGCTGCTGCTAAAACCGCAAAGAAATGATTAAGCGCGGCAAAGAATCTTTTGTGGGGTACAACGCCCCAAAGAAGACCCCTTCCCACCCTACTAAGAGTCATGCGGTGCTGGCAAAGAGTGGGGATGAAGTGAAGTTAATTCGCTTTGGTCAGCAAGGCGTAAAAGGTTCTCCGGACGGCACAAAGAGAAACGAAGCATTCAAAGCCCGACACGCTGAAAACATTGCAAAAGGCAAGATGAGTGCGGCATATTGGGCCAACAAAGTAAAGTGGTGACAGCATGGACTACATACGCCCCACCCCGAGAAATCCCATATATGGGCTATTGGCTGACGAACTAGAAAAGCTGTACTCCCCAACCCAAACGCAACAAATGCAAGGGTTGATGAAGTTTTTGATGGTTCCGGAAGTGTCAAAGACAATGAATCTGTTGGCCTATGGCGAACCGCTGACTACGGGCGCGGGTGGCATGGGCGGAACGACACGGGTAAAGCCGGAAGTCTTAGATGCAGCTTTGGCTGTGGCTCCAATGGCTCCGGTTGCTGGACGGGCGGCAAGGGGTACGGCTCGAATGGTCGGGCAAGAAATGGCAGACCGATTGACTACGGGTCGATCAATGTTGCCAAGTTTGCTTGCAGAACCAAAGTCTGCGATGTTTGCTGTAGAACCAAACGCACCCCGAATAAATGTAAGAACACAATATCCACAAGAAACAGCACTTGAGACAGCACAAAGAAACGCAGCACTGCCAATCGAGGAGGGTGGATTAGGTTTGCTATCTACCAATACGCCGGAAATGAGAGCAGAGGCAATGGGTGCTATTGACTATTTGCATGGTACTGAACGCTTAGACAGATTGCTTGCTGGCAAATCCTTTGATGCTAGAAAGGCTACATCTGGGCCAATGCCGTATGGAACCAACACGCCATCAATGGCTTCAAGTTACGCCATGAACAAGGCAGATACATCATTGGCAATGGGCAACGAGGGTAATCTTGCTGATTATTTTCAAGTGCTGCCAAAGTCAATGGGTGAGAGAGGCAAAACTCCTATCAATGTTGAGAATGTTTGGTATAGGCTTTCTCCCGAGAAAAAATCAGAAATACTTGATAAAGCAAGTCGCCTTGGGTATGCAAACCCCGAAGAAGCTACGGGCGGCTTTGTTATACATTCAACAAGTGAGGGACTTCCATATTCAAAAGGATTTTGGGAGTACACATTAAACAAAGAGTCAAAGGGCAATCCTCTGACAGCATTAAGAAAAACATACGCAGAAAGTGGAATGCTTGACGCTTATGCCCCAAGTGAACTTGCTGACATTTATAAATTAGTTGGATTCCCATACGAAATTACACAAACCAATGCGCCTTGGACAAGTGCAAAGGGTGTATTTACTGGTAAGGCAATGATAAGCAACCCACTAAACACATCTGATACAGCAACATTGCAAGAGACTGTTATCCCATTTTTGAAGGAGCAATTCAAAAACGACCGGACTAGAGTTAAAACGGGCGGTGTTGACCAATGGGACAAAAACACAAGGTTTACGCCAAAACAATGGGTTGACCAACTAGAACAAGACTTATCAAAAGGCGAGAATTCATTTGTTTGGACTTCAATCCCCGACAAGGTAACAGGCCAATTAGAGAAATTGGGATTCAATGGGATTTTGGATGTGGGCGGGAAAATGGGCGGTGAAGCACACCAAGTCGTAATCCCGTTTAAACCGGAACAGTTGCGATCACAATTCGCAGCATTTGACCCAATGCGTCGGAATGAGGCCGACATTCTTGCTGGACTGCTACCCGCAAGTCTACTGGCAGACCCCGAAACACGCCGTAAGCTAGATGAGGAATTGAGTCTGTTATATACTAAGTAATACCAACAGACCTAAAGGAATTGGTAATGCAAAAGGAAACAATGCTAACTATAGTAGCCAAAGATAGCAAGGGTGCTATATGAGTGGCGGGAGAATAGGCGGTAGGGCCGCTGGAACGCCAAATAAGGCTACATCTGAGGCAAGACAAGCCATAGCTACCTTTGTGGATGGAAACGCTTGGAGGCTCTCTATTTGGCTCGATAAGGTAGCAGAGGGCGACCCCGAGCATGACATAAAGCCAAACCCCGCAAAGGCATTTGAGTTATTCCAATCAGTAGTGGAGTATCACATTCCAAAGCTGGCAAGGACAGAACACGCCGGAGACGCGAACAATCCCATTGAAATGAAAGTCACATGGGCGCAACCGAACAATCCATCGTAATTCCTTACTCCCCGAGAAAAGAGCAGTTGCAGATTCACACTCTGCTGGACGCTCACAGATTCGGGGTGGTGGTGGCCCATCGGCGCATGGGAAAGACGGTCAGCGCGATCAACCATTTGATTAAAGATGCGGTAAGCAACCAAAAGGAAGCACCCCGCTACGCTTACATTGCTCCAACATACGGGCAAGCAAAGCGGGTGGCATGGGACTATCTTACAAAGTACGCAAGACCTCTCGGGGGAACTGAGAACATCTCTGAACTGCGGGTGGACTTTTGGAACCGCCGGATTCAGCTATATGGCTCAGACAATCCCGACTCACTGCGAGGCCAATACTTTGATGGGGTGATTCTTGATGAGATTGGCGACCAAAACCCAAAGATTTGGACAGACATTATTCGCCCGTCATTGGCTGACAGACTCGGGTGGTGCTGCTTTATCGGGACTCCAAAGGGCCACAATCACTTCAAAGACCTCCGAGATCGGGCAGAAACAGAGGACGGGTGGGGACTGCTGGAGTTCAAAGCCTCACAAACAGAGGTCTTGACCATCACCGAACTAAAGGCGGCTCGGGTGGAGATGGGGGACGATAAGTACCTTCAAGAGTTTGAGTGTTCATTTACCGCTGCGGTGGAGGGCAGTTACTACGGTCAACTGCTCAACGATTTGGACGAAAAGAACCACATTCAAGAGATTCCCCGCGATGATCTCTGCAAGACAGTGTGTGCATGGGACTTAGGAATGGGCGATTCAACGGTGATTTGGGTGGCTCAAATAGCTGGCTCAGAAATCCGATTGATGGACTTTTACGAGAATAACGGGGTTGGACTTGACAGCTATGTTAATTGGTTGAGGCATAATGGATGGGACAAAGCCGAGCAAATCCTACCTCACGATGTACAAGTGCGGGAACTCGGGACGGGGAAAAGCCGACTAGAGGTTTTAACCGATGCTGGATTAAACATTCGGGTTGCCCCACGCATGGGGGTCGATGATGGCATCCAAGCGGTGCGAAGGCTGCTCCCACGATGTTGGTTCAATGTGCCAAAGGTCAAACAAGGACTAGACGCACTCAGAAACTACCGAAGGGATTACGATGAAAAGCGGAAAATCTTTTACGACCGACCACTTCATGATTGGAGTAGCCATTCTGCTGATGCTTTCCGCTATCTTGCAATCGGTCTAAACGAAACAACCGGCTGGTCAAAGATGCCCACTCAAAATGTGAAATGGATTGTGTGATGGACGAAAACAAACTCAAATCAATCATCGATGCTGAGATTTCCAACAGTCTCGGCTATTTGGAGACTGAGACCACTGAACAGCGCAGAGAAGCACTGCAAGCCTACCTCCGGCAACCCTATGGCAATGAGGTAGAGGGCAAGTCTCAGATTGTGACCGGTGAGGTTGCAGAGGCGGTAGACGGTTCTTTACCTTCTTTGGTGCGTATCTTTTCGGCAAGCGATGAGGTCGTGAGGTTTGAACCCCGTGGCCCAAATGATGAGGCTGGAGCAAAGCAAGCCACTGAGTATGTGAATTGGGTATTCAACCGTGACAACGAAGGCGTGATTATTCTTCACGATTGGTTCAAGGATGCGCTTCTCCAAAAGGTTGGAGTGGTCAAAGCCTATTGGGAAGACAAAGAAGATGTAATCAAAGAGAAGTATCGTGATCTAACTGATGACGAACTCGCCATGCTGATGAGCGATGGCACGATGGAGATCGTCAATCAAGACTCGCAAGAATTCGATCAGAT